TTGGATTTTTATTTGCAGGAACGGCTCGTAAAGCCTCCCAAATTTGAGTATGACCATCTCCTGTAGTTTTTACTCTATCGTCCGCGCTGTATGTGTTTGTATTTGACCAAGTAGCAATACTAGAAATGCTTCTAGTAATTAGCTCATCTTTTTCGTTAAAGAATCTTCCATTACCACTTAAAGGCCAGTTACACCCGCCTTCATTATTTAAAGTGCCTCCTTGATACCTCCAAACACAGTATCTACCAATTACTACTCGACCCGGAACTTTTACGCCTTCAACATCAATAGGGCTTGCAAGCTCAAACTCCACCATTATACTGTCTTCTGATGCTACTCTGTCAATAATGTATGTTTGACTAGGAAACTCGACAGGTGCAGAACTCGGATTTGAGTCTCCTGAATTATACACATTTGAAAGCAGCGTTCGCCTGTAATCAATCCGAGTATTTAATAAGTTTTCATTTTTATATAACCCTTCATCTACTAATATAGAATAAAGAGTTTCTTCATCATTTGTTCCGTCTTCATCATTTGAAATTGAACGAGTAAGAGTAGGAATATTAGCTACTCTTAAAGAAGGCCGAGGACTTGCACCCGCTCCATTTATTTCGACCCCATCTATAGATATAGGCAATGCAAAGTACTCTTTCAAAAGATATGTATTTGTACTACTGTCTATTGTTTTTTCAGGAAAGTAAACATTATTTGTTCCATCATCAAGCCCATTAAATAAATACACTTTTGCACCGCTCGGCAGAGTTACATCAAATAACTCTACGTAGGCGTCATCAATTTCTTGAAGTTGTACTGTATCAATTAAATCTGTCATGATTAAGGCTCGTAAACTCTTCTCAATTCGCAACTTAAGCTGTGATTAGTTGCTTGTCCATAACTTATACTATAGTCGTCAACTACTACTTTAATTGTGCTTGTGGTAAGATTTCCACTGCTAAACGTATCTGTAATTACAAAGTTAAAACTTTTACCTGCGCTATCATCTAAAAATGCAGCAATAAGATTTATATCTGCGGCGTCTCTGTTTTTAAAAGATATACTAAATTGGTCTTGTTTTGTATTAATACCGTCAAGTACTCTTTGCTCATACCCATCTCCAAACTTTGCAGTAAGAACATTATGTTTAGATTTTCTTGAAAGCCCTCGATCTGCTACAGCTTCAAAGGCCGCGGCATTGGATATACCTTTTAAAGAGTTTACTTTGCTTGCAGGTATTGTAAAACTAAACGTTGCCATTATGCTGCTCCATGTTTGTTGAGGATTCCACCTGCTCGCTTCTGGTTATGAAGTTCTTTCTGTACGGCGGCGGCAATAACTTGTCCGAGATTTTCACCCATTGCTCCGTTTGAAGAAGATTGTACTTGACCGTCAGTAGAAACATTTACAGTAACATTGTTGTTTTGCATTCCTCCGTTGCCCTTCATTTGTACAGGAATGGAATTGCCGTTTGGAAGAGGAACTACAGCTTCTCGACCGTGTAGCATTGCAAGGTGGCCTGAATTTGGGCCATCTGCGATACCGCCTGTAGCGTACCCAGCAACTTTAGAACCATTGTTCATGATTCCTCCGTTCCTAAACCCGAATAAACTCATAGCTCCGCCAAGTATAGGGCCAATGCCTGGTATCATACTTAAAAGTCCACCAATTCCACTTCCCAAGCTACTAAATATACTTCCTACCCCGCTGCCTAAGCTACTAAATATACTGCCAAAACTACCTAAAAGATTTTGGAACATTCCTCCAAAGTTACTAAAAATGTCTCCAATTCCTTTTAAGAAAGGACTGTCTGCACTAAAAAATCTTCCTAGACTATCAGTAAAATTTGTAAAAATACCTTTGATCTTATTAACTAATCCTCCGACTTTTACACCTTCAGTAATACTTCCAACGCCTGCAGTATACAAGTTTCCTGCTTCTGCACCCGTGACGTCTTTTCCAATTATTAACTTATCTCCAATTTTTCCAAGACCTGTGCCTGCTTCTGTTAGTGTAACTATATCTTCCGTGGTTCCTACTATGTACTCTCGGAAAGTATCAAAAAAACTTTTTGTTGCTGCGTTAGTAGCTACTGCCCCAGGATGGTTACCTTGATTTATAGGGTGTGAACTAACATCGCCAAAAACAGCTCCAGTAACAGTTCCATCAGGGAGTTTGCCGGGCTCTCCTGTAGGAGCAGGAGTACGCATTCTTGCAATCATCTCTGCTATAGCAATCGGATCTATAGCATTATCATCACAACAACACACCTTGAGTTGAGTGCTTAAAGCGGTACTAATTGCAGTACCCATTTGTGTTGCTCCAGTACTAAAAGTTGTTCCTAACGTAGAGGCTGCAGTATTCGCTCCTGTAGCGTGAGCCCTTGCAATTTTTTGTGCTTGATTAGCTGTACCAAGCCCAAGAGCATTTAGTAAAGGGTCTACAAGCAATTTTTGAGTAACTGCTTTTTGTATTGCTTGTAAAAGATTATCTCCTATATCTTTAAGTTTTTCAGACAGATCCATCGTTTTATCAGATAAAGAATCAAAAATTGCATTTACAGAGTCATTTAAAGCAGTTTCAAAAGAGTCTGCTGCTGTTTTCATTACTTGTCGTATTGGTTGAAGAGCTTTAACGACTCTTTGGGCAGAGCGCACCCCTTTATTTAAGTTAAACAAAGAAGCCTCTCTAGTAGCTGCGGCCATCTCTATTGCTGCGTTTTTAGCTCCTTTATAATTAACTCCCGCTAATCTTGCTGCCATTTCTGCGGCTTTTTGGGCTTGCGCGCCTTTATCTTGCGCTTCTAAATCTAATGCAAGTTTTTGCATTTCAAGCATAGTCTGAACACGCTTTGCATCAAGTAAAGTATACTCTAAATCTATAGACTGTAGCTTTGTTTGATATTCTTGTTCAATTTGCGCAGCACGAAGAGCATACGTTTCTGTCTCTAGTCTTAGGGTTTCTTCTGCTACGAAGCGTTCTTTGTCAAAGAAAGGGTTTGCAACTTCCGCATCCGCTGCTGCTTCATTAATACTCTCTTTAGCTATTTTCATTTTAGTATCTAAAATTTGTCTTCTTAAAGATACTTCTTTTTCAAGAGCTTGATTAATTACTTTTTGTGCGCTTGCTATTTTTGTGTCGTCTCTCAGAGTTTCTTGTCTTTCTAAAATTGTATTTTGTTGTACTAAAGTTAAAAGCTGTTCTTCAGCTAATTTTCTTTTTGCTTCTTCGCGCCCTACTGTAGCGTCTAAAAGGTCAAGTTGTCTTTGAATTTCAGGAGTAATACTGCGACCCTCAGAAGTATAGTAAGCAAATAGCCGGTTTCTTTCTTCCTGAGCTTTATTCCCTGCTAGTTCTGCTGCTCCAATTTTATCTGACTGCTGCAAAAGCTTTCCACGAGTTTGACTCATAGTCGCATAGTTTCTTATAGAAGCTGTTTGCTGAGATATTGTAAGCTGCTTGTACTTTGATTCGTGCTTTGCGATTTCTTCTCCGAGCATTGCCTGATCATTTAATAGTTCTAATCTTTTCTTTTCTGCGGGTGTAAAACTAGGGTCGTCTCTTGTAGCGGCAATATCGCTCATCAGTTTTATTTGAGCAGTTGCTGCATCTCGCAAAAGGTCTCCTTGAGTAGATCCTTTCATTTTACCTTCAACTTGAGCCATCGCTTGAGATACGGCTTTAGCACCTTCTTCAAGACTTTTTAAGTTTCCGAACAGGCGCTGTGCTTCTTCTGCGGCGCTACCCATATTTTTTTCAAAGTTCGCTGCTTCTTCTGCTGATACTTCTGATCCATCTGCTATTCTCTGACCAATATCTAACAGATTACTAAACTCAGTAAATACTTTATACCCCGAAACTCCCATTTTCTGGGTTTGTTCTTCAAAAGCTTCTAAAGATCCTATAGACCTTCTTAAATTTTCTCGTGCAGCTACAGAACTTTCACTTAGCTGGGTAGTAGGAAGTCTGCTCTCATCAAGAAGTCCAAGTTTGTTCAAGAATTTACCAGTAGCTATTGTTAAATTAGCCACTTGCTTTACACCAAACTTAACAGAGTTTGTAAAAATTTCAGTGCCAAAAGCAGCGTCCGCTATATTTGCAGCTGCACTGACAAAGGGAATATTAGTTGCGGTTGTATCAACAAATTGGTTGTAAAGTTTAGTGCTTTCATTTAGTCTAGTTTGTTCTGCACGTAACTTAAACAAATCTTCAGTAAAAACTTTCATATTCTTCGGATCAAAAGTTGTTGCTAACATACTTGCTAGAGAAGCCGCTGAATTTAACAAAACATCCGTATTGCCTTTAGCAAACTCAAAATTTACTTGTTGAACTACTTGAAAGTTTTTATATTCGTCTACTAAGCCTTTTAAGCGCTCACGAGCCATTTCAGTAGCTCGAGCTTGTTCCGCGAGCCTTTTTTCGTCTTCTGTTTGGACAAAAGGCTCTTTGAATAGCTCTTTCAACGTTTGAAAAGCAAAAACTGCAATACCTATAAACCCTGCTGCTCTTATGAAAAAGTTAAACGCTCTTGTTATTTTTGCTATACCTGATTGAATAAATGCCGTGGTTGAGGCCCAGATTCCTTGTATTTTAAGATTTGCTTTTTGCCAGGTGCTAACAGTGCCTTCAATGGCAGTATCCATCTGATCTAATGTAGTAGTAAAGCTTGCTAATACTGCTCTATCTCTTCCCGCAAAAATACCTGTAGTTATTGATCCATGTTCGCGTAATTGAGCTTCTGCCGCTTTAAGTGCTTTTCTAAGATTTGCTTTATCTACTCCATAAAGTTTTCCGCCTTTTGCTAAACTTTTTAGAATTTTGCTCGAGCTTCCTGCAGTTACTTCTGTTTCAGCTAGTTTCATTAGCTCTTTTTGCCGGTCTTTTAGAACATTTTTATTTTTTAATTGTTGAGTTTCTACTTTTTCAATAGCTTTAATTTGACGTTTAGCAGAGTCTTCTGCATTATCTGCAATATCTTTAAGACTGAATCCCATTGCAGACAGCGGGCCTGATAATAGAAGACCAAACGCCGCTGCAGCAAGAGCAGGGGTCTTAGTTAATACAGCTGCCATAGGGCCCGCTAAAGTACTAACTACTTCTTTTATACTATTAGTTACATTATCGAATGCTATACCTAGCTGTGAAAACTGGTTTGGGGCTCTTCCTGTAATTTCTAGTATTCTACTGTATTTTTCTTCTGCTTGAGTTAAAACATCATTCGCAACGGCTTGGCTTTTTTCAAACTGAGTCAGCTGGTTAACATTTTTCCCAATACTATCTGCATAAAGTTGAGTGGCATCTTTTAATCGTAGTATAATACCTAATTCATCCAACAATTCTGGTTCTGCTTTTGTAACACCTCGGATAAGTCTGTTAAAAGAATCAGTTACATCTCTACCTAAAATTTGACTCGCATCTGCTGCTGCAGAGCCCAAACGAGTAAGTTGGTTTGCACTAAGTCCGGCAGCAACACCAATAGCGCCTGCTTGTGCGGCATCTTGAAAGGTAATTTGAGCATTAGTAGCATTTTGAATATCTTTAGTCAGAGTTCGCATAGCTATACCCGTTGCTGCTGCATACGATTCTTGACCTGTTTTTAGAGCTTGTAAATCTCCTGCTCTTTTTAAGAATTGAAATCCTGCACTAATTGCAAATAGCTGTGCGGCTAAAGAAGCATAGACCCCTACAAATCCGCCCATTCCAGCAGAAAATTTAGAAAAGTTTTTAGATGCGTTTGCAGACTGCTCACCAACACCTTTTAACCCTTTTTGAAACTTTTCTCCCGATTTTGTAGTTTTTTGTTGCGCATCGTCAAGTCCGTCTAACTGTCCACGCAATTTTTTAGCATCGACAGTAGCTTTTGTCATCTTGCCGTTGACTTCAATATCTATTTGAATCTTTTTTGCCATTAGCCTTGAATATTATGGGCGAGATTTTTTCCGCCGCTTTTAGCTTTACGCTCATCTGCTTTACGCTTTTCTTCCGACTTTTTAGCACGGAAGGAAATTAATTCATGCTCATATATTTTCATTAAATATACTATTTCTTTTGGATTTTCTACTTGGTGAAGATTAAAAAAGTATTCTAACCCGTGCCAATGTTTGCCCATATATGTTCCGCTCATTCCTTCCCAGTAGTCTGGTAGTAAGCTAAACATAAAAAATGCCACTTGAACCTCCTCTGGAAAATCAGACGGCTCGAGCGGCATTTTGGTAGGGTCGGGTTCTTGACCTAGTTGTTCACATAAAAGTAGATACTTGTCTACGTCTACGCTAGATTCTGACTCTTTTATGTAACGCGCTAGAAGAGTGCGTATTTCTTCTAGCTGCTCACTGTAAAATTTTCTAAATCACCAACTGTGTCAGTGACCCAAGAGTCAAATGTTGCAGAATTTCTCATAAGAAGCTCTGCGTTTTCCTGAGTATAAGGAAGCTCATCTTCAGGGTCATAGGCCGAGACATCTACCAAAAGAAGCTCTTCTAGGTATGAAAACTTCAAGCCAGACCATGTTTTAATTACACCTCTGCAGTATTCTACGAGAAACTTTTCTTCATCTAATACTTCTTCGGGTTGTCGAGTTCGCTTATCAAATTTAGTTGTTACACACTTTTTGCGTAATTTTAATAATTCTTCCCTACCTAAGTAACACAGGCTAACTTTCATACCTGAGTATCCTGGAAAGTCGATAGAAACTGTTTTACTGGGAGTCATAAGACTCGCTAAAGAAATGGGTGAATCAGTCATTTTGTATCCTTATAAGAATGTAAATTTATATTCTGTAATTATAGGGGAAAGGAGGTGAGATGTCAAGAGTTATTTTTTACAGGAGTAAAGAAAAAGGGGCCGTAGCCCCTTAAAGTATAATTATTGTTATTAGTCTGGAAGAACTCCCGCGTACTTAACAGTAACTTCATTTGTTCCGGCGATTGTAGAAGGCAGAGCCTGGAATGTGGTTTCTAAAGAAATTACATCCTCTACAGTATGTGCTGGAATTTCAAGGTGAGCTGTTGGGAAGTTAAATTGGTAAACAGGAACACTTGAAGAAGTGCTTACGCCTCCTAACTTAAATGTAACATCAAAAGAGTTTACAACTTTTGTTCTTGCTGCTGCAGATGTTAAATCGTTGAAGAAATCAGTTGATGTACCTGTATTAGTCCCTGAGTCAAGACCTAGATAACAGTTAAATGAACCACTTACTGATCGAGCACCTGTAACGTGACCAATTGGAAGGTTTACAGTACCAAGTGTTTCTGGAGTAAGGAATGAAATATTATTTGAAATAGTAATATTTCCGCCTGTAAGAGTTAGTGTATAAACACCACTACCAGAGCCTGGGAATGTAGTTGTATCGCCCGCAGTAATTGAAAGCTGTGTTAAACGATTACGAATATAATTGTTTGTAGAGTTAATAGCTTCAAACACTGTACGAGTAGGCTTACTATCTTCTGTAAGAGTTTTACCGAAACCAGACCATGCAATTGTAGCAATTCCATCCACATCAAAATCAACTGATGCTTCATTTACTACTGCTTCTGTTAGCTTGTAAACAACAGGGTTGGCTCCCCCATCATCAAGAGAGAAGTAAATATTACAGGTACCAAGAGTTGCTTTATTTGAGTTTGCAAAAGAAAGCTCGCTTAGCCCCGTACTTGCAGTAGTATTGGGAGAAGCAGTAGAACTAAAAGTTAGTCCTGTAAGAGCGCTTGCTGTAGATCCATCAGGCGCTGTATAAGTTGCAGCACCTGCCATCAAAGCCCACAAAACTTCTTCTACTGCGTGATGTCTGTCCGTACCGTCTTTTTCTGCATTACCTGCAGTATCTGATCCTTCTGAAAGGAAGGGACGAGCATAAGTACTAAAAGACCACTCAACAGGAGCCAAGGAGTCATTAAATACTCTTCGTCCACGCTTACTCGAGCCTGCAGTATCTTCCATCTCTGAAAGAGTAACTTCGGTTGAGTTATTTGCTTGCGAGAAGCTAAAGCCATCTAGTACAGGAATTTCCCATACACTAGACCCGATCTCGATATACATTTTACTGTCTCTACTGAAATATAAAGTATCGACTGCCATAGTTTATCTCCTATGTAACTTGAAAAGACTTGGACGTGAACATTTGTTCGTGCCAGTATTTTCTAATAACGAACCTCTATCTCGATTTCACCGACGCCTAAAGGATCGAGTACACCTTCATCAGTTACGATACTGATAATGGTAATTTGCTGAGTATTATACTCATTATTCATTGCATCATAATATTTAAGTCTTGAATTATCTTCAACAACCGTTTCTATGTCTTCCATTAAAAGATTTAATGCTTCTGTTGCATCTGTATCATCTGATACATAACAACGAATTGTAATACTTAAAAACCGGTCTTTATAACCTCCGGCTTGGTAATCTCGACTTTCTGTTCCTGCATTTAAGTGTATTGCAGGAAAATCTTGTACTTCGTCCCAAAACTTTAATCGTGTTTCAACGTTATTTGCTACATCTGTTAAGAAAGCTCCAGAACCATCAATATCTTTTAACTTTGTTGCAAGAGCATTAAGTATGTTAGAGCGTCTTGAAGTGTAATTTCTGTTATTTGTCATTTACACTCTCCTAGTATAAAAACGTCCAATAGCAAATTCAGCAGCAACTTCTCTTATTGATTTATTAATCAAATTCCGTGGGTCATACTCCGGACTTCCTTGCTGGTACCCCGACTCAAAAGTTTGATAAGGATTCTTTTGATAAGTATACCCTACACTTGGAAACCCTTGAGCTGTTTTAGTAATGTCTGTTACTCTTACTGAATTTGCAAACCTTCCTGTTTGATTACTCAATGCAGGAGGCCCCATATTATTTACAATTGCATCCGGTAGCTTTTGATTAAACATAACTACCAATTTTAACATATCCGAAGCGCCTGTATCAGAACGCTTTTGAGTTTTTCTTTTTTGTACAACTCTTTTTCTGCCTGTAGCAGCTATACCTCCTGCCGCAGGTGTTTTACGCACAGGGCCTTTTTTTAAAGTATTTGACCTTTTCTTTGGCTTCTCTACTTTAAACGGTGTTACTTTTACGCCTTTCTTTTTTAAAGGTTTAAGTAATTGTTCATTGATTAGATGTTTTGCAGCTCTTTCATCAAAAGGCTGACTACTTTGACCAGAGCCTAAATCAATTCTTCTATTATTTAACTCATCAGCCAATCTTCTTTCTAGCTCAGGTCTTAAATTACTCCAGTCATTTGAATCTTCGCCTGGCTTATTGATTAATGTTTGTCCAAGTTTTCCTACAACACTGATATTTCTGTTAGAGTAGGAGTCATCAATACTCCAATTAAATTCTACCTCATCTAACATTTGCATAATTACATCAAGCGCTGCTTTCTCTGCTGCAGTATCCGGCTCTAAAGTTAAATTGTCTTTTAAGTCTTCTAGTATTTGAACCCCTACAGTTTTTCCTACGTGCAAAAATTGAGTACGCCTAGTAAAACTTTTTCGCTCCCGACCTTTAATTATATTTTTAAATAATGTATCGCCCGCACTACTTGTTAAACCTTCTAATATTGTATCTTTAGCTTTAAACGCATGATTTCTGGGCTGTAAAATAGTTATAACGTTTCCTGTAAGTTTTGCTTTATACTCTGTTTCGGATACTTTTTTGTTATATGTATTTACAAATTGATTAAAAATTATTTCAGCAATTTTTGATGCTTCTTGTCTTAGTCTTGTAGCTGTAGGGCTACTTCCCTCTAAAACATTTTGAGCTGCCTCTCCTCGAGTTACTCCTTGTGCTCCGGAAGCTACTAATCGCTTTCGCTCTGTAGTAACCGATTTAGACATTCTAATTGCTACATAATTGTAAGAAATTATGCTTTCAATATCTGCTTTTGTAATCTCAATATAGTGCAGTCCTGCTCTATCAATATTTTCTCTTGCTTTTTTATTGATATGATTCTTTCTTGCCCTTTCGTAGGTCTCTTCAAGAAGTTTATCAATAAGAGTACTAGCCATTAAAAGTTTTTATACATATCAAGCACTCGCTTAATATGGTCTGGGAACGCAACGCTATCTCGTACACTTGATGTACTTTGATTCTGTATGCTCGCTCCGCCAAGAGTTCTTCGTTCTTTGTGCTCGTCTTTCAAGTAGTATGTAACTAAATCTACTACTGCAAGTTTTAAGTCTGACGGACACGCAGAATATCCTGCCGTGTACGTGACTTTTACTG